CGACAAAGGCCGCGCACCATGCGGTCTCGTCATCCTGCACCCAATTGTGGCCGACGTCTGCGAAGTACTGCAGGATCTTCGGGTTGTGCCCGTTGGCGTATTCCCATGTGCCCTCGTCGGCGCGGGCGAGCTGATATGCTTGGTTGGTCATAGACCTCTTCCTCCACTATTCGCTCGGCTCTCGAGCAAGCGATCGAGCTTGGCGTCCAGCGCTTCGAGCCGATTCATCACCCGGTTGATGTCGGCATGGACCTCGCCCTTGGTGATGTACTCCTTTGCCATCTCTTCGCGCGTCCTGTTCAACAGGATGGTCACCCGCTTCAGCTCGTCGACATAATTCTTCAGCACCCACCCAAGCAGCCCAAAGGCGAATGTGAGTATGCCGTTCCAGATCATCCCTGCTTCCATCATTTCGAGCCCTTCTCTTTGTACCCAGCAGCATAGGCGGCTTTGGCTTGTTTCTCGGCCTGCGCCTTGGTCGGGTAGACCTTGCCACCCTTCCCCCACTGGTAGCCGCCCTTGACCTTGCGCACAGGCATCAGCTTCCGACCTTGGCAATCAGGGCTTTGATGTCGTCGCGTATCTCAGCCAGCATCTTGTTGGTTGAGATACGCGACGACATCTTGGCCGCATCAAGGTCTTCCTTGCGCTGGTTCCACAACCGCTTGATCTCTTTGGTGTTGTCCATCGCCCGCGCCTCCAGCCGCACCAACCACGCCACAAGAGCGATAAAGCCCACCACGACCGGCCAGAATTGAAGGATCAGTTCCATAGATAGTCTCCGTCACAGGAAAACCCGGCTGGGGGTCTTGATGCTGAGTGGGTCAATGAGGGCGATGTCGTGCAGAACCTTGGCCTGCTCGGCGGCGTTGATCGTCGGGTCGTCCGTGCCGTTCAGAGACCAAGCCAGCGCCCATTCGTGCCAGCGAGGGTTGCCGTTCTCGTCTAGCTGCTCAGAAGCCGGAGGTGTCAGCCGGAAATTGACATGGTGACGGGGGTCGGTCACGGGAGCGGTGATCGGGTTGCCTTCGTCGTCGTAGATGCCGGGGGTAATAGTGACAGGCCCGAGGTGATCAATCTCCAAGCCCTTGGCGACAAGGATGTTCCCGGTCTTCTGTTCTTCCGTCTCGCCCGTTTCCTCGTCAATGACGACCGTTTGGGTTTCCTCGTAAGTGAGGCCCACCAGCAGCGCCACGGCGTCGAAGGTGGCACGGTCAGGGCATCGCAGGATAGCATCTATTTGAGAGCCTGAGGCAGTAACGTAGACGCGGGTATCGCCTATGAAGGTGCCAGACGGGGTTTCGAGTTCGTCGATCATGCGCTTGCCTTCTCGATGCCTGCCTCGCCAATGTCTTCGGGCCAGATGCGAACCTCGGAGATGATGCCGTTGAAGGTGTGACCAATCTGAAAATCCGTGCTGGAAAGGTCTGGCAATCCGACTGGTGTGGTATTGACTACGCCCGCCGCTCCATCATTGGCAGTCTGCACAAAAGTCGACCCGTGCCTAACAGCAAAGTCAAACGGCACAGCCGCACCGGGTGTCAACTCAGAAGAACCGACACCAAAATCAATCGTTCCACTAAAGTTTTGGGCTGCTGTTAGGCGACCCGTTAAGGTGCTGGCCGTATCAATGTTCATGTGGAAGTAGTTGCTTCCGTCTGCCCTCCAGTTATAAACCTTCGCGGTGGCAAAACCATCATCATCCCCATAACTCAACTGCCCCTTCATGGAGATAGACACGGCGAGGGGGTCGATCTCGCGGACGGATACGTTGTCGATGTTCAGAGTAGTGTCATCTCTAAAGTTACGGAAACTGATTTTACTGAGGGCATCCGTAGGAACGAAGAAAAATTCGTTTTCTCCCTCAGTAATTATGGCGCTGTTGATGTATGCTGCTCCGCTCCCGCTAGAAACACCTGCATAGAAAAAATGACCGTTAGCGGGATCAGCATTTGTCGCATCGAAAGTCACACGGAATGTTCTCCCGACAGGGGTGTCAAGATCAATCTGTTGGGATCGACCTGCGCTTCCACCAGAGTTTGTAACCGCAAGCGTTCCGCTATCCCAAGACGTTGACCCCGGCGCGGTGGAAAAATCACCCCACCCAGTCAGGTCCGTGTCAAACGTCCCATTCGTCACCAACTCGCTGCCGATCACATTCGGCGTCGGCCACGGCAGGTTAGCCGCAGGGACGGTCAGTGTTTCAGCGGCACGGGTGACTGTTGCGCCACTGGTCGGGATGTAGCTGGAGGGGGTGGAGCCTTCTTCGATTTGAAGATGCCCAAGATAAGCATAAGAAGACCCGTCACCAGTATATAAGTACGACGTTCCGTCATGCAACTGTTCTCGAATTGTGCTTGAGCCGCCATCAACGGTTGTAAATGTAATCCCCAACCTATAAAGACCGTTGCCCAAATCCTCAACGTGTGTAGTTGCATTGGCAGAGGAGTAAAGGGAGCCATCTGATAAGTCCCAGTGCGCTCTGACGTCAGCCATGCTAGGAGACGTAATGTAAAACCCAAAGCCTCCCCTAGTCCCCGCTTTAAATACCCCCGACACGGTGTAAGTTGTGGCTGCACTTAATGAAGTGGATTGAGATGATTGGTGCTGGTTTGCGTTAGTATCCTCTGTCAGTTTTCGTAGATCAACCTCACCAGTCCAGCTAGTTTCCTCATTGTCTGTCAAGGTGGCTTGAAACGCACCTGTCCAAGTGTTTGATGCTGATAGCAAATTCGTCCTCGCCTCACTCTCGTGAAGCAGACCCTTATTTACCCAGCTATCGCCATTGTAGACGTGATGCCCACGGCGAGGGAGGTAAACCGCAGAAGAAGTCGTAGGAACATAGCTGTCGCCACGGTCAGGGTTGTCCACCATGCCGCCAAGGTCCGAGCGGTAGACGTGGATTTTTTCGATGGTTACTTTCGACCCGGCTGTGATAGAACGGTCAAGTGAAGTTCGGTTTATAGCAACCAGCAAATTGCCGCTGAAAGTGCCAGACGACATATCCGCAACAACAGTGTATTCGGTCGGAGTTTCGCTTACGGTGACAGTCGTGTAGTTCTGGTCACTGCCATCCGCCCCATCAACAAGTTCGAGCATAAAGGTGTCGCCGGGTGTATCGCCGGAAATCGTGGCCTTTAAAGTATAAATGGCGTTGTCCACTGTAAGACCACGGCGGATATACCCACCATCTGTGTCAAACGTAAACTGAGTGGCGCTGTTGATTGTGGCGCTCGTCGTAATCCACGGGATAGCCGAAATGTCATCCGAATACGTCAGCAGGTTATGCGGCCCCCATTTCAGCACCCCATCGCTGTCCACCATCGTTGCGTTGGAGGCGCGGCTGTGGCTAATGGCGTCGGAGAAGGTGGTCCGGCTCGACCCCGTGAAATACTTTTCAGCGTCGAAGTCAAAGACAAGCTCGGGCTTGAACCCCAAGACAGCGTAGATGGCGAGAGGGCTGGCCCCACGCCGCCGACGGAAAAGAGCTGGGTGAAACATCTCTCACCCCCGACGGCTGGCGAGGTACACGTCGACGTCGGACACGCCCGACGCCGCGCTCGGGCGGATGTAGAGCGCTCCGGTCGCGATCTCCAAAAGACCCGCAGCGGTCAGCTCCGCGTCCGACCCGTCGACGGTCTTGAGCGTCGCCCAGTTCGTGCCGTCGACGCTGCCCTGCATCGTCACCGCTGCGCCGAAGGTGCCGGTCATCTGCACGCACACGGCCAGCCCTGCCATGCCATTGAGCTGCAGCGGCTCGCCCGTGTCGTTGCCGGTCACCGTCTCCCAGAGGAAGACGACGCCCGCCGAGGTGTTGTTGTGCGTCTTGAGTTCGATCTCAGCCATAGTCGAGGCCTCCTAGATTGCTGCGTCAGGCCTGCATGGCTGCGCGGAAAATGTCGTCGATCTGTTCGGGCGTGAAGCCGTTTGCGCCACCGAGGGCTTCAATGAGCGGGCTGTTGCGCTCGATCACCGTGGCGTATTCCCACACGATGCTGGCTTCAGGGTCCGCGTCGGCGATGGCCTGCACCTGCGCGAGAAGCCCAGCGCGGTGAAGCGACAGGCGCATTTGCGCTGGGGAGACGCGCATGGCGGCGCGTTCTGAGGCTAGAGCCTCGGCGGGGTCAGGTGTGGGCGCGACATAAGTCTCGTCCATGGTCACCGCCCCGGTCTGCATGTCGATGATCGTGCGCATCAGCGGTACCTCAGCTTGATCTGGCCGTTGTCGAAGGTGTTGCTACCAGTTCTGGACAATCGCAACCCATCGACTTCCCCAGACATAGCAACGCGACCGCCGCTAACCCGCGGGAGAGGAGCTGCTCCGCCAGCTATTGCAGTCATAGTCCAAACATTTCCAGAGAGTCTATAAATAGACATGACCCCAGAAAACAGGCCCGACGCATATTGCCCATAAAGGGGGAGGAGGGTCGTGCCGTACAAAAAATTAGCGCTGGCATCAACAGCGGCGGCCGTTGCTCGGTATCCAGTCACTTGAAACACCGAACCTGTCGAAAGCAGTACAGCAAAATGGTCCGACCCGGACAAACTAACCTCATCAAAGAACAGCTGCATCTCGGTGATGCCAGCAGGCAAAGAAGTGAAGTCGAAAGTCGTGCCGCCCGTAGTGGCAACAACTGCGCTCTCAGTCCAAACCGGCGCGACCTGCGCTGCGATTGCTGCCGCAACCTTCGCAGGGCTGACAATCCCATCGACCGTGCTGGTGCCTGCCCTCCACATCTCCGTGCTTTGCGTGTGAAGCGTATAGCCCACAACATCGCCGTTAGAGTTCCATTGCGCAAGCTGACCATTAAAGCCCGCCGTGCCGGTCACAAGCACGTTGTCAGCGCCTGTCTTGCCCGTCACGCCGTCCAGCAGGTTCAACTCTGTGGCTGTGGCAGTGAGTGCGTTGTAGTCCGTCAGCGTCCAAGTCACGCCGTCCAGCTGGTTCAATTCCGCCGCTGTTGCGCTTAGACCAAGCGTGGTGAGCATGGTGGCGGCATCGACGTCATCAAGCAGGGTCTCGGCAAACGCAGAAACAATGGATGCGTTGGTCGTGCCGCTCGTCATCACCGGGTCGCCATTGGTATCGAAGGCGAAATAGTTGCCGGCGCGATCTGCCTTGGGCGGGAGGACAGCTGCGAAGGTGCCTCCGTCAAAGGCGTCGACCTTGAGCGTGCGGCCATACTGCTCCTGCAGATCCTGTGCGATCTGGGTAAGCTTGTCGAAGCCTTGCTCCAGCGTCTCAGGATTGACGCCGCCTCGGTTCTGAAGGTCGATCTCCTGCGTCAGGGGGATGTCGCGCGTGATCACTAGCTGCTCCCCAGCCGCTGGGGCTGTGCCCATAACGATGGCGCCGCCGCTAGCGTTGCCGACGCCTGTGACCGTATAGTCGGTGTTAAGCACCTTAACGCTTTCGGTGCTGCCGTCGGTGCCGAGCACGGTGACCACAAGATGAGCCTCGTCCTGCACCTCGAAGGTGTAGGAAAACACGATCGTCGTGCCGTTGCCGCTGTATGGACCCGTCTTCGAGGTCTGGGCTGTGATCGTCATGTCAAGGCCTCCTTGTGCGCCCTTATATCATCAATCATCGATCGGTTCCATCTCTGCCTGTGAGAGCGCCTTGGATGATGTCGACAAGCCCCTCTGGGCGGCTGTCGCCTTCATTGACGCTGATGGCGTAGCTGATCGGTTTGCTTGCCCAGTTCGTCGGGAGGCCCAGAGCAAGGCCCATGGCGTCGAGCGTCGTCTTGATTGCGCGCTGGGTTTCCACATCGGTGTTGGGATCTGCCGCAGCTGCGATCAGGCGGATGACGCCTTGCAGGTTGCTCTCTGTGACTCCGATGCCGGCAGACAGGCTGATGCGGTCATCGTAAACCTGCTCGGTCACGGCGATTCCATAGGTGGTGCTGGCGACCCATCCAGCAAAAGGCACCATTGCTGCCATGGTCTTGAACTGCGATCCGATCAGCAGCTCGAACATCAGCTGATCGCGCTCATCCTCGTCTTCCAGATCATCGAAGCCGCCGCGCGCCAGCTGCGCAATGCTCTCTGCCACAATGCTTGGGACGGTCACGATCATCAGGTAAGCGTAGAACGATCGACCGTATCGACCCGACCAGCCCATGTCGCTGTTCATCGCGATGTTCTTCTCGGTCACCAGCAGGTTCCCCATCGCGTTGAAGTACGAATAAAACTTCAGAAACAGGCGAGCAAGTGCACCGGACGCTTCGATGCCGGAGATGTCGCTGGCCCGCATGGGCGCTTGGGTGTCACGCACGACGCTGTCAGCATACGCCACAACCTCCGCTCTGGCTGCGGCATCCGCTGCCGCCTCGTCGCCTGTGCGCTCAAGTGCCTCGGCATAGGCCTCGGGATAGACGACCTCCATGCCGTGCCGCTCCGCCGCCAACCAAACAGTCGGGTCGACCAGATTTTGAGCAAGCTGCTGTGCAAAGTAGCCGTATTGGATCGATGCGTCTTGTGCCCGCTTTAATATGCCCGGCTCGCGCAGTACCTTATTCAGCGTCTTGCTGGCTTCGTTCATGCCGTCAGTAAGGCGCTCAACCATAAACGGTGACTGCGCGGTGATGTAGGCGCGGGCCGATTGGTTATCGACGCGCCACCGTGTAGCGGCAACAGCCAAATGCCGGGCGGGTATGCGAGCTGCGGCGACCGAAAATCCGGTGATCTGCTGCGCTGCGTTGACGATGTTGCCAACCATGATGTGCAGCCCGACGCGGCGGTCAATGGCTGCAGCAACTCGAGACACCCCAGACCAACCTTGGTTGGTGGGCGGGGTGGTGACACGCTGCTGCACGGTGCGCTGCAGCCATGGGATGACCGCGACGTCGATGACGTCGGGGCTTCCGGGGCGCACCGCCTCGCGGAAGCCGCGGTTGGTCACCAACCGTGCGGCCTGCCGCACGGCTGGCCCGAGATAGGCAAACTTCATGACCCGGTCAAAGTGCGCAGGGATGCGGGTGATGTCGAGATCGAGCGGTTGGTTATACTCGACCCGAGACTGCGTGAAGCCTTTTTCGGCACCGGGGAACATCGATGCGTTCGACTGCTGCGACATAACCTCTTCGGCTTCGAATCGCCCGCCGTCCGGGTTCATCATGCTGTCGGTGATGGCGGGCGCGTAGCCGCCGGGGTAGATCCCAAACGGCGTGACCACGGGGTCAGCCTGCACCTCGGTGAAATAGTAGCCGTACATTTTCTTGTGCGCGGCCTGCGCGGCTTGCTTGGTTTGCTCGAAGATGTCCCAGATCCCCTGCACCAGCTCCATGTCGGCTTGCGTCAGAGTGCCGTCAGCAAACAGCCGGTCGACAAACGTGTCCCAGCGGGAGGTGTCGAGGTTGCCGTCGGCGTCTTGGCTGCCCCACACATAGCGCCGGTTGGTCTCCACATCCGTCGCGCCGCCCAGCAGCAGCTTGCGCTTGTTGCTGTCGTTGCCGGTGTGCAGCAGGGCCATGATCAGCTCGCCCTTGGTCTGGAAGACGTAGCCGTCCAGCTCTGGTGCGCGGATAGGTCTGCGCGCCATCAGGTCAGTGCGCGTGCGCAACAGCGCAGCCAGCGCCTCTTGCGGCCCCCTTCGAGCGACGGTGTAAGCATCGACCGCCATCATGACTGGGCGCACAAGGTACCGGGTCAGGGGGCCGCGAGGGTTGCCGTTGTCAAAGTCCCGAGCCCATTGCTCGATCCGGCGCAGGCTTGCTTTGAACGCACCGAGCTGGCGGCGGGTTTCGCGGAACGTACGGCTGCCGCGGCCTCGACCCAAGCGGCCTGCCTGCTTCTGCACCTTACGGCGCTTGCTCACATTGACTGAAACCTCATCAGCGATGGCACCGAACTCGACCCGACGGCCCTCAACCAGAATGCCGTGACTGTCGCGGGCGTTTGCCAGCATCGTGTCTGCAGTCTCGAGCAGGTCGAGCGCCTCCTGCACACTGAGGTCTTTGTACGGGTTGTTGGGGTTGGCTTGTGCCGCATCCTGTGACCGAGCTGCATAGGTGCTGATCGCCAGCTGGATCTCGGTGTAGAGCGTCGGCTCGACCGCTTGCAGATCTGCCAGAGCACGGACAGGGTCATAATTGCGCGGCGTGTTGCGCGCCATGCCAAATGGCTCGAGCACCACCCGGATCGCGTTGACCCAGTCGATCGAATAGCGCTGCGCCAGCCGCTTGTCAGAACGGGCAGTGACACCACGCCACCGGGTGCGCTGTGTTTCAATCTTGGTCTGGATCATCGACGCCTCTTTGGCGACCGCCAGATTGAGCGCGCGTTGCTCCATGAGCGTCGCCGCTTGCGTATAGTCGCGATCAGCGATGGCGCGCTCGATCTTGGCAGTCAGACGTGCTGCCGCCTGCCGATAGCGGGCGGGCGTGGCGTCCTTGACCTTGATCGTCCTGACGTACCGCTGAGCGGCTGCGGTGATCGCGGCAGGGTCCATGCCCAGACGGATCGAGGCGGTCTGCCGGCGTGCAGCGACCTGAGCGCGGCGCTGGCTGGCGTTCGCCGTTCTCTGGACGTCTGCCCTGATCCGGGCGAGAGAGGCCTGTATGCCCTCACGAGGCGTGCGTGCGGCGGCCTGTTCCGCCTGCGCGGCCTCAGTGGCTGCGCGATCCACTGCTGCGGCAGGCGCGCCCTCTTGCTCAGCCTGACGCTGGGCGATCCGGGCCATGGGCTGGGCAGCGAGCCGCCGCAGGATGCGAAGCTGCAGCTGCTGCAGCTGCTGGAACTTGTCGTTCTGCACGACCTCAACCGCTTTGGTCTGAAGCGCGCCAGCATCCAGATCCGCGCCGAACTCCTGCAGCATGGCAGCTTCTGTGCGCTCCTTGACTGCCGTGGCCTCTGGTGTCGGCGTCGGATTGGTCAGTGCCTCGATCATGGTGTAGATGTCAGGGAACCCGGACAAGGTGGCCAGATCCCCGAGGGGGATGGCGTTGTCTGGGCGCACCCGACCCGACACCATGCCCGCTGGCATGCGCGCGACCGCCTCTTCGCCAGCAACCGCAACCAGCTCAGCGCGATCGATCTTGCCTGTGCCGGTCTTGGTGCCATCGGGCATGACCTCGCGCTTGGCGATGTTGATTGCGGCATAGATCGGCTCTGCGACGATCTGCTCCGAGATCTCATTGGCGATCTGTTCGCGCCGGGCACGACGCTTGGTGCGCTCTTCGGCTTTCAGGCTGTTCTCTACACGAGACGCCATCTCAGTGCGGGCTTGCTCTTCAGCCTCCGCCGCCAATCTGCGCAGCTGGTTGGCCTCGGCGGGCGTCGCGCCCTCAAGGACACCCGGCGACAGCTGGTACATCGCGCCGCGGCGTTCCTGCGTGATCGCTTCTTCGGTAGCCAGCAGACGGTCGAAGACATCGGCGACCTCGGGGGACACCGTCACGTTCAGGCGGCGCAGGCTCTTGTACACGTTGCTGATGTACTGCGCGAACTTGGCGAAGACGCCGCGAAGCTCGGCGCTGGGTGCGCTGCCGGTGCCGAGGTAGCGCTCGAAGCCGCGGGCCCAGAGCTCGTGATACACGACCTCAGCAGCCTCATCTCGGCCCGGGGCTGCTGGGTCCATAAAGGTGCGCGCGACTTGCTCCATGTACGCGGCCCCGCCGCCAGCCTCGGCGCGCTGCACGGCGGCGTTGAGGCGCGACGCGCGCAACTGTAGCTGGGCGTCATCAGGCGCAGCTGCTGCACGTTTGCTAATGCTCTTTGCCAGCTTCTTGAGATCCGTCAGGCCTTGCTCTGCGTTGCTGGCAAACCACGCGCGTGTGGCGGCGATCTGCGCCTCCAGCTGCGCCTTGCCTTCCGGCGTGATGCGCGGATCTGCAATGTCCCGCAGCATCTGGAACAGGAACATATGACCGACCTCGTGCACGAACGTCGACGGGTCGGCGTTGGCAGAGAGGCGGATCAGGTTGCGCGGGTCATCTGTTGTGGGCAGCCTGTACGCCCCACGCGGCGCGCCGACTGTGCCTTGCTGCGGCGTCTCGAACCGGCGGATGACCGCCTGACCGCTGTCCAGTCCACCGCCCGGGAAGGTGATCGACCCCCGTGCAGTATCCGCACCCTCTGGGCGCTGTTCCAAGATGCCTGCGGCTTGCGTCGGGCGGGCGTTAAATACGCTTTTGATCTGATTAGGCTGGAACACTGCATAGACATCGGTGACGCCGGCGTCACCAACAAAGCCCTGATCGTCTACGTTGCGGAAGATGACGCCGTCATAGCCTTCGGCTTTGGCCTGCTGGATCGCGTCGGTAAACACACCCTCGTTATAGCTTGCTCCAAGTAGATCAATCTCAAGCGGGTTCTTTACGGACAGCACGACCGGCAGAACATTTTCCCCTTGGGTGCGTGCTGATGGCATGCCAAGAGTTTTAAGGATTGCCTCATTAAATCTGCTATACAAGCCCCGAGTGACCCGCTCTAGCGTCCTAGTAAGCGGGTTCTGAGTGTACGGATCGACTGCTGCAGCGTAGGTGTTGGCAACGTCGGATGATGCTGCGAAGAAGAACGCCCCTTTTGCATCAGTAGCCCCCGTCGCCGCCCCGCCTCTAGCTGGATCAAACTCGGTGATGTCAGCAGTTGTGCCGTGATAAACCACCAGCGGGTTGCCGGTAGCGTCTACGACCTGCGACCCAGAGAACCACTGGCGGAACTCAGGCGTCGAGTTTTGTGGCGTCTGCGTTTCGGGCTGGTAAAGGGTTCGTACGGGCTCTGAAGGCTGAGTTTGACCTGCCTCATCTGCAGAGCGACCCTCCGTCCATGTAAACTCCGGCATGATGCCGGCCTTCTGCGGCGCGAACACCGTGTCCTCGACGCTGGCGGTTCGATTCTGCTCGCCGAACGGGCCGTAGTTCAGCCAGCTGTTCTGGCCCCGCGTCTCGCTGGTGAGCACCGAGACGGCGGGTCCGGTGAACAGGCGAACGTGCGCCTGCCATGCGTTCTCTTCGCCGCGAGCGCGGAAGCCCGCGCCCTCGATCCCATGACCGAAGGCATCGTGCACAGCGCGGAACAGGTCGTTGGCGGTGACCGGGCGCTCGACGCCGTTCTGATCCAGCCAGACCAGCCCGGTGTCCTGCAGCATCGGGTTGTCCGCGATCAGCTCTGCCGTCAGGCCTTCGGTGCCGTAACCGGCATAGGTGCCATAGACCGCCATCGTCTTGTTGGCGCGCAGGTCGCGCATGGCGTTCCATGGGTTGCCATCATACGGGTCGGTTGCACTGTCAAAGAAGGTGAAGGTGTACCCGGCATCGACCAGCGCTTGGTACTGCGCGATCGTCTGCTGGATCAGGTCTGCATAGGCTGCCTGCACCTCCGGGTCTTGCGGTGCGTGCACCATCTCGTCGTAGGCCTGAGCGATGCGCGCAGCCCGCTCAGGATCGACCTCGACAAACTCCGCCTGACGGCGAAGGTCTATTCCGTTTGCGGCTGCATATCGCTCTGCGACGGCGACGAGCTCCGGGTCGGGGCCAGCTGCCCCGACGACAGTTGGCGCACCTTCGAGCGGCGCAAGGCCTCCGCTCGAATACCCGCCTGTTCCTCGTCCGCGTTGATCTGCTCGAACAGCTTCGCCATCTGCTCCTTGGTCGCGCTCTCCAGCGACGTCAGGTTGCTCAAAGACGGCTCGATCTCCAGCTGCTCCTGCTCCAGCTCCAATGCCTCTTTGGACTTCATAACCTTGCTCTCCCAAAATGCGCGTGAAGACCGCGTCATAGCTCTCATTCAGATTGGACGTAATAGGGATCGGGACGCCGTCTTCATCGACATCCAGCTTTCTGGTCAGTGATGACCATAGCTCTTTCTCAGGATACCACAACAGCGCTTGCATATCCGCCATCGTGACATTGATCCCGCGAGCCGCCAGCTTCTGAATAGCCAAACGGCCTGCGGTTTCGATCTGGCGACGCTGAGTGCCGTTGGCAACCTGATCCAAGGGCGTGCCGAGATTGGCGCGGATGGTCTTCGCCGCACGCGCCCATGTGGGCTGCAGGTCGTCAGGTATGGCGTCAGCACCGTATTGGGCAACGAGGCGCTTGTACTCCGTGTTCCACACTTTTAGCAGCCGCTTGGCATAGGCCAGCAAGGCGGCGTTGTCGGTGTTGTACGCCGCCTTGTAGGCCTCCGGGGCTTTTACGCCCTTGGCGTCAGCAATCACCTCGCGCAGATTTGCCGCCTCCGCGCGCAAGCGGCGCGTCTCAGCATTGAACGCTTTTTTGGTTCCAAAGTCGCTGACGGTCAGCACGTCGAGGGTAGTGGTGACGGCATCCAGCTGGGCTTGCAGCTCGGAGACATAACCGTCAACGTCATTCCTGCGAGAGCGCGAGCGAGCGACTGCCGCTTTTAAGCGGTTGCGCTGTCCCGGCAGCGCGTCTTCAAGACCGATGCTCTTCCCAGTCAACCGACCCCATGTGCGCCGCATCCACAAGTCGATGGTAAGCGGAGAAAAGTTACCGTTCAGGTTTTGCCAGAAACCATTCCCGATCTTGGGCCCGAGCGTCGAAGACCCATACACCACAGCATCAACCGCGGTCTGACCCGGTGGGTTGTACGGGATGCCAGCCGCATCCATCAGCCGCGTCCACTCTCCGACAGTATTGGATTGACGGAACAACCGATCCATCGCTGACAGCCGCTCCACTGCGGTGTCCCCGGGCATTTTTGGCAACATGCGATTGAACTTGGCGAAGTTCTCGTTCATCGCCTTTTTCTTGTCGCCGGTCCCCCAGCGCTTGGTGTCCATCGTATAATCGCCAGACGCCCAGCGTGCGAGCATCTGCTCAAAGGCGGCATCCGTCGCTTTGGCGTTGGCCGCCACGTCGAGGTTCTGAGACGTGGTCGCCATGATATAGGTGAACAGGAACCGAGCGTTTGATGCGGTGCCAAGGCCCGCAGCTTCGGCTGCAGCATCGGAGGTCAGCATCGGGTACTTCACCGCGGCAACGCTCAAGGTGCGCTCCAATGCCGCGGAATACCAGTCGGCAGCGTTCCCGCTGCTTTCGAGGGCCAGCTCAGTCTCCGCAGCCATCTGGGTTGCGATGCGGTCTAAGCGCTCTGGGGTGATCTCCGCCGTCAGGTCAGTGATCGGCTCGTCGACGTAGGTGTCTTCAAGGAATTGCGCCGCCTCTTGGTTCGACCCCTTCATCCTCCCGGGGGGCAGCGCCTCTGGGCGGTATATCGGGTTGATAGACCCAGCGAGATCGGCGTCGAGCCCCAAAGACGCAGGATCTTCAGCAAGCCGACGCCGGGCATTTCCGATATCCGCAGCCGCCTGCTCCAGCACCGTCGGGATAGACCGGAGGTCGGTCAGCACAGCCATCGCCGCTTCGACATCGGTAAGCTCGACCCGGCCAGCGGCGCTGACGGGCACCCCGGCGTTGGTCAATGCAGAGATCAGCGCAGGCTCTTGGGGGAGCTGTGCCGGCTGATCGACAACAGCGGTCAGTGCAGCCTCGGCTCGATCCAGCACCAGCGGACTTACCGCAGCTTCGGCCTGCTCAAGGGCGGGCGCAGGCGCGGCCCGGCCCTCGGTCTCGAACGTGACCCGGTCGCGCTCGTACAGGCTCTGCGCCGTCGTTCCGGGCTCGAAGAGCGCAGCACGGGCGGCGTACCGCTCCGCCATCAACCGGCCTGCGGCCCGGGCTTGGCCGCGGGACAGGCGGGTGGTGGTGCGCAGCTGTTCGGTGATCGTGTCGGCCAGCGTGTTGATTTCGCCGGCCACGTTTTGTGCTTGCTCCAGCACGCCCTGCAGGCGCGCGATGTCAGCCTCGCGGTTGGCCAGCGCCTCGCGCGCCTCTGCCGTCGTCGGCGCGCCGGCCTGCGTACGCACATGCTCAGACAGGCTGGCGAAGGCGTCTCCCTGCAGCGTCAGCACGCGGCTGGCGGCGGTGACCACATCGCCAGACAGCTCACCCTGTTGCGTCAGCTCGTCCTCGACGTTCAGGTACGCGATGTCGTCGTCGGTCAGCGCGCCCTCCTGATACAGGCGCTCGATCTCCTGCACCGGGATAGAGACCTCCTGATCCCCGGCAGCCACCAGCAGTTCGCGCACGGCATCTGGATCTCGGGCGAAGGTGGCGGTCTCCTCAATGGCGGCGCG